GAAAGGAATAACAATGCTTAAGCCAGCTTTTACGTATGGTTCAGAGATAAATAAGAAATTTTTGGAAGCCGCTTATGATGATCGATTCAAATTTCACAACAGTTCTAATTTCAATGAATTTATCCTAGACATTAAAGGAGATGATTACCACCAATTACAAAAGGTTAGCGTAAATACTAAAGATGAAGTTATAGGTTATTTTGATGCTTCCCTAGAGAGAGTCGGCGAATATGTATCTGGAATATCAGTTATAAACTTTACTGGAAAACCTAACATAATTTTTTCTAGGGATTTTTATACCTTCTTAACCGATCTATTTATTAAATTTAATTTTAGAAAAATAAACTGGACAGTTACTATAGGAAACACCGCAGAACAAATGTATGATAAAATAATTAAAAAATATTATGGAAGAATCGTTGGAGTTTATTACAATCATGTTAGATTACGTGATGGAAAATGGTATGATAGAAAATTGTATGAGTTACATAAAGATGATTTTGATGCAAGAGAAACTCGTGGTAAAGTTAATTTAATTTTAGAAAGAAGGATGAAATGAAAAAAACTTCACTTGTAGTTAATGTTCATTCTGTTGTTGATGTTATTACAAACTCTAGTTCTGAATTGTTTGTGGTTTATGGAAATAAATCAGTAGAACAAATTGAAGAAATTTTGAAGGCTCTTGTTAAAGAGTACAATGAGAAAGTAGAAAATGGTGAGCTAGAGGAATGGGATGAAGAAACTACTTATGAACAAGCATTTGATCCACCATATATCTATACAAAAGAAATGTGTAAAGAGGATAGAGAAGAAATAGCTGAGTATAAAAAAAGGCGTCCAGATTGGGGTAGTTTTTCTTGGGGGTATGAAGGCAAAGATGAAACTGTTGGAAAAGTTATCATTCGGTCTCGTTCAGATAATACTATCCCTTGGACTTTGATGGAAGAAATAGAGAGTATATTTAATACCGACAGATACCACTTAGGTTAATAAAGGAGAAAGCTATGAAAAGTTTTATTATTAATTTCCATTCAATAGTAGATGTAATTACAAATTCTTCTACCACTATTTTTACTTGGGTAAGTGCTGGTAGAAACCATATTAAAGAAGTTATTAATGCGATTCTTTTAGCGGGAGGGTCTGATAAAAAGTTTGATGACCTTTTTGTATTAGAGATTTTTCCAGATTTTACTACTATTTTTGACTATATTGTTGACGAATTAGAAGAAGAAGAAAACGACGAAAAGCTAGAGAATACAATCATTTATAATTTTTTAAAGAAAGAGAATCTGACATATAGTGATTTTGCATACGGAAAAGACTATGAACCAAATAGAAATAAATTTATTGAATATTATAAAACTCTTTCTCAACATGAAAAGGAGAGAATAATTGACCTCACAAGGGATGAAGATTATTACTGTAGCAATACATATCTTTCTATTCTTCCGCTTTCAAAAGAGGGTGAAGATTTAGGTGCAAGAATTCAACAATTCTTTAGCAGTGATGGATATTACAATAGTTGAAAAAGGAGATAGTTTTATGAACATTGCAGGACTTAAAAAAAGGGTTCTCCCTAGCAATAATTACATTGGAATCTTTTTCAATGATAAAACTCTTCGTCTTAAAATAGATTCTACTAAGCCAATTACAGAATTGGAATTTCCAGAGTTCTATGATGTCAAGATTAATTCTCTATGTGACGGCGGATGTAAATATTGTTATATGAATTCTACTTCAAAAGGAGAGAATTTTGAAAACCTTCTAGAGAAGGTAGACTCTTTCTTTGGAGCAATGTCTGAAAACGAAAGACCTTTTCAAGTAGCAATTGGGGGAGGAAATCCAACCCTTCATCCTGACTTTATTCCTGTGCTAAAGAAGTTTGTTGACTTAGGTATTATGCCTAACTATACAGATAATGGAATGAATATTACTCCTGAGCTTGTAGCGGCCACAAAGGAATATTGTGGGGGAGTAGCATTGTCTTGCCATCCACACCTAGATAAGTATTGGAAGGAGTCTTTTGAAAAATTTCATGAGGCTAAAGTAAGAACTAATTTTCATATCATTATTTCTGATAAAGATTCAATTGATAGGTTCCTTGATATTTATAGGGGGTATAAAGGTAGAACAGATTATTTTGTTCTTCTTCCTTATGAGGTTCAGGGAAGAGCCAAAGAAAAAAACTTAGACTTTGAATATCTCTTTACTGCTATAAAGAGCATTGTAGATAAAGGTAATTCAATTCAAGACATTGCCTTTGGCGCTCTATTTTATAACTATCTAATTGAACATAAAGATTGGTTAGATATTTCTTTGTATGAACCAGAATCAATGTCTAAATTTCTTGACATGAAAGATATGACCTTGTATCCTAGCAGCTTTAATTTGATTCTGATGAAAAAAGTTGGTAAATAAAATGTGGTCATTTAAAAAGAAAAGGTATGGAACCTGTGAATGGGACGGAGTATCAAAACCAGAATTTTATACTGCTTACGTAAGAGAAGGAAGTACTAAAATACAACATAAAGATAAAGACGGATTTTTTATCTGTACAAAATGTAATAATATTAGAAAGAAGGAAAAGAATGCTTATCAAGAAAACTGAATTTGAAGAGTTGAAAGAGACTATCAAAAAATTAAGTAATGAAGTCTTAGAGCTTAAACAAAATCTACAAGAGGCGCACAGGTTAAATTCTCTACAGCGTAAGAAACTGTACTACTTCGATATCCTTGTAGCCCTAAGAGACTATGGCAGTAAGATAGCATTACTTGAAAATGATTTTGAAGCAAACAAAGTTTGTTTTCTTGTTTTCGACAAGTTTTGTTTAGCTATTAGATCAGACGAGAGTGTAGGGTATTCTTCTTCCCGTTCATATCAGATTCTAACAGAGAAAATCAACTCTTATTTATATTTTTCAGAACCCCTCCATCTCTACCACTCTCCAGAAAATATTGATGCAGAAACGGTCTTAATGCTTGATGAAAATATGTTAAAAGAAGTTTCAATTCAGCTAAATAAAAAAATTAAAGAAATTTCTAGACAAGGCGAGTAAACAATGGATACTTCTATTCCCGCCCCCCTTTGTTTCTTTCAAACAATTACAGGTATAACCCCTATGCGTGATCCAGCGGCAATGGCTTTTGATTTATTTCCTATCTTGATTGTTTTAGGGATAATAATATTAGGTGTTGTTATTCTATGATACAAAAAAAGGAAGCAGGAATTATTTTCCTCTACTTCCTTTTTGATTTCTCTTTTTTACTTAATCAACAATTTACTTAATCAACAAACTGAATTCCCGAAACGGCAGAATCCCAATCTACCCCTCCCAAATCCCCTGCACACTCTTCTACTTCTTTCTGTGAGACAACGTAGATAAGCAAAGCGGGGCGGTCAAAAACTTCTCCACATTCAGAAAATTCGTACTCTTCTTTGCTTCCGGGATAGACACGATTTGTGAAAATTGCTCCCTCGCTAGAAGTTGGCTTAAAAGCAGAAATCAAATCCATATCATTATACTGCTTGTAACTCTGGTAGGTATCTACCTTTTCTTGAATAGTCATTTCTGTTTCCTCCACTTGTTTTTTCTAAGCTACCTTTTAAGATTAAGGGGAAAAGGAATAAAAGTCAATAAAAATATTTACTTTTTTTAAAATAATTGAGAATTAATCGTTATTTCTTTCTACCCCTATTTTCCTACCTATTACTATATAAGACCCTTCCTACGTAATCCTCAAGCGTCTGATAGGACTTTACAGGCAGTTACTAATAAGGTAAGCCTATCAATAATAAGGAAACATCTATGGAAACCTCTTATATCCCCCCGTCTTCAGTAGCAAAAGAAGCTCAAAGAGCATTAGATGCGAAAGAGAAATATAAGGATCGGGTTAAGGGGGGTACAAGGGTAGGCTGGACTAGAGCAAACCAATTAGCTAAACAAGAACCTGTGTCTATTGATACAATCAAGCGTATGGTATCCTTCTTTGCACGACATGAAGGAAATCAAGAAGTTGAAAAAGGGAAAGATTGGTTTGAAGACGCCGGAAAAATTGCTTGGCTTCTTTGGGGAGGAGATGCTGGAAAAACTTGGGCTAATAAAGTTTTGGATAAGCATAATAAAGAAATGAAAGAGAAAGTCTTTATTATATAATTCTGCCCCTTAATACCCTGTTAGAGACATTAAGGGGCTTTTGGAAGTTTTCAATAACCAACTAAATCTCTGTAGTATTCCTCTTCATAATTTTCTTCATAATCAAAATCGTCTTCATCGAGTAGGTCTTCCAAATTTCCAATTTCTTCTTCAAGCATTTCTGCTTCTTCGGCGTCTTCTACTGCTTCTCTTTCCATAAGAACTTTTCTGATTACATTCATAAAAAAGAATTCTCCTTAGAAGTAATTGATAAGGGAAGTATATCAAGCTTAGGAAAAAAGTCAAGATTTTATCTTTGGATAATTCCTTTTATTTCCTCTACAAAAAATAGTATCTTTACCTTATTACATACAGGAGAAAATCAATGGATTGGATTTGGTCGGATACACACTTCTTTCACGAGAACATAATCAAATATGAAAAAAGACCATTTAAGAATTCTGAAGAAATGAATTCCATATTGTTGAATAATTGGAGAGAAACGGTACAGGCTAAAGATAAGCTCTATCACTTAGGTGATTTTTCTTTTGGGGGAAAATCTGTAATTGAAAGAATGATAAAACCGATGCCGGGATACAAAATACTTATCATTGGAAATCATGATAGAAGTCATACAGAAAAGTGGTGGAGGGAAGTAGGGTTTGATGCAGTGTATTCTTATCCTATTATCCTAGATGAATTCTTTATTCTTTCTCATGAACCCTTATACGTTGGGCCTGAAATGCCTTATGCAAATATTCACGGGCATACTCATTCAGAATCGAGTAATAATCCTCAAAAATTTAATGTGAGTGTTGAATGTATAAACTATAAACCAATTTTACTAGAGGAAGTAAAGGAAGAAATTAGAAAAAGAAATATCCCCTATAAAGGATAGAATCATGTTTAACCTTTATAGGGGATAAATAAAATAAGAAATATTATTTACCGTTTATATTCTTGACCATTCCAATACAAAGTATCTTTATCTGTATTCTCCCAAGCTACCTTCATAACTTTATCTCGATCCGTTTTAGAAGGATTAGCTAGAACTTCCTTCTGATCTTCTTCAGAATCAAATACTGATTTAACCGCAGATACTATTTCAGGACAGGTTTTTGAATCCTCTGCTTCTTTCAAGTCTTTTCCTAAAACGATATCAATATAATAGTCAACCATGTCTTTCACATTATTACCTATAAGACCTAATTCTGGTTCTTTGTTCCAAGGCATAGACAAAGAATTCAACTTTTGTGAAGCTATCTTATTACCAAACTTCTTCTTTGCTTTCTGCATGAAATCAACTATAAAGTTATCCTTTTCGGTATTAGACAGATTTCTAGCTTTAATGACGGTTTTTTCATCTAATACTTTTTCTTTCAAAATCTTTTTGTCTTTAAGCATTTTAACAATATCTTTGAACGTATTACTATCTACTGTTCTATTCTTAGCTAAAAGAACGTACTCTTCATACGCCGCAGCCCCTTTAGCTTTCGTAGCCCCCGCATAGACTTCAGATACATACCTTCTTAAATCATCAATATCTTTGTCCTTGAAAACTTTGGAAAGGAAATCAAAATTATCAGAAACAAATTTTACATCCACTATCATCTTTACCGCTTCTACTAGACAATCCCCTTCTTCGATTTTGTATTCACTTCCATCCTCTGCTAATACTTTCTGTCCTATTTTTAGCTTAACCATTTATAATCTCCTTATTTTATTCTGTCCATATACCTATTAGTAATAAACAGAAAAATACTAATAAGATATCAAGACTGCAATAAGGGAACATTTTTACAATGCTAATTAAACTTTATGATAATGTCTTTAGATTTTCAGAAGGAATTGTATTCAACAATGCAAAAGAAGTAAGAGATTTCTTTGAAAAAAATAAAATTACTGTTCCCCCTCGTATACCAAAGGGTATGAATAAAGCAGACTACCAATTACTATGGGAGGTCTATAACCTATTAGATAAAAAAGACTCAATGACTGATTTCTCTATTGAGAATAAAATGAAAATGGTTAGGTTATCCCCGGATCAAATCCTAGATAGCTTTTCTAAGAATGAAGCAAAGCCAGATACGATAAAAGGAAAATACACCACCTATATAAAAAGAGATAATTCTTCTTATTCTGTTTTTGAAGATGCTATAAAATTACTTGAAGGTTTTTTAGGAAGATTATCTGGATACCATTCAAAAGCAATTCATAATCTAAAAATAAAATTTGTAAAACCCAATGATATTAAATCAGTAGCAAAATATAAACAGGATGAAGACACTCTTTGGATAAACCTATTCAAAATAAATAAATGGATAAAACAGGATCGTCTTTCCAGTTTAGGGTCTGATGAGTACGGTAGTCTTCTATATGTTCTAGTTCACGAGTTAGGGCATAGATATCTTTCTAAAGTAAAACGTCAAAGTTGGAATATTGATTCTCAAGAATGGGCTACTACAAAGTATTCAACTGTGGACTCTATAAGTGGAGAAGAAAAATTTGCAGAGTTGTTCGCTTTATCTTTTTGGAAGAGTAAATATCCAGAGTATAAAGATAAAATAAAAAAGTTTGAAAGCTTGCTGGAAAATATAAGTATCTTAAAAAGATAGACTTAAGAGGATTAAAAATGGAAAAAATATTTGAAGGTGTTTATAGGTTTATAGAAGCCCTCTCCCAAACGGATGCTGTAGATAGAAATAATTTTGATATTAAAAAAGAATATGATTATCTAAATAGGGTATTATTCGATAATGAACTTCCTAAAGATTTGAAATTTGAATGGATGAATAAAAAACAACCTATGGGACAGGCTAATCTTAAAAGAAAT